AAGGTCAACAGAGAGAATAGAACTGTATCTGGTTTTGCAACGTTAGATAACGTTGACCAGACAGGCGATGTAGTCACAGCAGAAGCAAGCATAAAAGCTTTTGATAATTTTAGAGGAAATCTACGTGAGATGCATCAGTCAATTGCAGTTGGTAAAGTTGTTTCGTTTAAACCAGAAACATATTATGACCAAAAGTCTCAAAATTTTTATAATGGAGTTTATGTAACTTCATACATTTCAAAAGGTGCACAAGATACTTGGGAAAAAATTCTTGATGGCACTCTTTCTGGTTTTTCAATTGGCGGAAAAATTAAAGAGTCAGATAACGAAGTTAACAAAGCAACAGGAGAGTCAGTCAGATTTATTAAAGACTATGATCTTGTTGAACTTTCTATCGTAGATTCCCCAGCAAACGAATTATGCAATATTTTATCAATTGAAAAAGTTAATGGTCAAATGATATATAAAGGTATTGCAGCAGAAGTCGTAACAGAAAATATTTTTTATTGTGACGATAGCGATTCTGTTTTTATGTCAACAGAAAAAACTTTCGAGTCACCAGTATCTGGAAAACCAGCCACGCTAATAGGTTGGGTAGAAAGCTCAGATATGAATAAATCAAAAGAAATAAATAAAATTCTTGCTTCATTTAAGAAGTCAAGATTACCGTTGCCTGAAACACAATTAGCAAAACAGGCAAACGTAGAAGGAGGTAATGACATGGAAAAACTTAATGTCGGCAAAGAAGCAGAAGCTGTTGCAGAAGCAATCGTAGAAGCCCCAGCCGAAGTTACTCCAGAAGTTGATGCAAAAGTAGAAGAGGCACCAGTTGTCGAATCTAAAGATGAATCAAATGTCAATCTTTTTGACAAAGCATCAGAAGTTACAGATACTGTAACCGAAGACACCTCTGCCGAAAACGTTGAAAAAGCAGCCGAAGCAGTAGAAGTTATGGTTGATGAACCTGATTTTGCAAAAATGTTAGGTGATCTAAAAGGCTTTTTCGCAGAAACACTCACAAAAGCTACAGAAGCAAATGCTGCACAAGTAACAGAAATTAAAACATCTGTTGAAGCTTTCAGCAAGAGCGTAGACGATAGAATTTCTGAGTTGGCAGAAAAACACAGCTCACTAAGTGCTGCTGTGACAGAAATAAAGAGCACCATTGCTGGTGTTCAAAAGCAGGTTAACGCCGTTGAAGGCGAAACCGCAATTAAGAAGTCCTCTGATCTTGGCGGGTCTGAGGTATTTACCAAATCAAAATCAAAATGGTCTGGAGCTTTCCTCGGTTCCGCAAATGAAATCTTTAACAATTAAAGGGTAGGTGAAATAAAAAATGAGTAATGAATTATTAGAAAAGGCCGCAGCAGCTGGTACAACAGTATCAACTGGATTCGGTTCTTCAACAGGTGGTTCAGGCGTTCATGTTGCTTCAGAAAATGGCAACGGTGGACTTCTAAACCCAGAACAATCAGCACGATTCTTGGACTATATGTTCGATGCTACCGTAATTGGTAAAGTTGCACGTACTGTTCGAATGAAAGCTGACACAACAGAAATTGATCGTATGTCCGTAGGAGAGAAGCTTGTAAAGCTTGCATCCGAAGGCGAAAACACAGGAGCTAACTCAGGTGTTACTTTCTCAAAAATTTCTCTCACAACTAAAAAACTTCGCATGGACTGGGAGCTTTCAACTGAGTCTCTAGAAGACAATATTGAGGGCGCAGACCTCGAAGATCACATTGCACGTTTGATGGCAACACAGGCAGGAAATGACATCGAAGATGTTATCCTAAATGGTGACTCATCACTAACAGGCGATGCACTATACAAGTCTTTTGACGGTGTAGTTAAGAAGGCAAAGGCAGGCGGTCACGTTGTTGACGCTGCAGGTGCTGTTATTTCCCGTGAGGTATTTAACAAGGCCCTTAAGGCTCTTCCACGTAAGTACAAGCAACGTCGTACAGACCTTCGCTTCCTATCAGGTTCAAACTTGATCCAGGATTACTTATACTCAACATCACAGAACATTCAGAACGTTAACCCACAGGACATTGCTTCAGGCATCATCCGTGGAGATGTTCCAGTTCTTGGTGGTCCAGCAGGATATGTAGCTCCATACGCATTTGGTATTCCAATCGTTGAAGTTCCACTTCTTCCTGAGACACAAACAGGTACTTATGCAACTCCATCAGGTTCACACGGAGATATCCACTTGACATTCCCAAATAACGTAGTTATTGGTATCAAGCGTGATGTTACTGTTTACCGATTCTTCTGGCCACGTAAGGACTCTATCGAGTACACAATGTATACTCGTGTTGGCGTTCAAATCGAGCAGGCAGACGCTTGGGTAGTTGTAAAGAACGTTAAGGTTGCTTCTTAATTAAATAAGAATTAACTACCGAAAGGCCCCCAATTAATTTGGGGGCTTTTCATTTTAATTTAACAATGCTATAATTAAAGGACCTAGAAAAAGGAGAAATAAAATATGTCGTTTGACACATTAAAGGTAGCTGATCTAAAGATAATTGCAACAGATTTTGCGGTAGATACAGAAGGCCTAAAAAATAAAAAAGACATTATTGCTGCTCTTGCAGAAGAAGGCGTTACTTGGAGCGTATATCAAAGTACGTTAGAGGCAATTGAAAAAGACACAGAAGAAATTGAAATTCTTCCTAAGTTTGATCCAAAGGCACAAACAGAAGATACGATCCTAGTTCGAATGACAAGAGACAACATGAGATATGATATTCATGGTAGAACTTTTACAAAGGACCATCCTTTTGTGGCAATGCCAGAAGAAGATGCTCAAAAAATCTTTGATACAGAGGAGGGTTTTCGTTTAGCGACACCAAAGGAAGTTCAAGACTTTTACAGCTAATCGTTAACATAAGTTAATGGAAATATTGGTAGGAACAAACTCCCCAGTAAAACATAGAGTTTTCTGGAAAGGTGAAGTTGTAGATGCTGACGCTTTGCCACAAGTAAAATTTTATGACATTACGGAAGACCCGATGGTATTTCCACCTGTCAGTCCTTTGCAATTACTTACAACACTAACTGCTACAAAGATTGAATCTGATAGCGGAATGTATGAAGTCTACCCGCCCCTTCAGTATACAAATAGACCCAGAACCCTAAAACTAGTTTGGGAGTATCAGGTTGAAGGAGCGCCAGTATCAAAAGAAGACAAAGTTTTTGTTTCAACTTCATATGTTGATTTAGGAGAAGCAGCAAATGTTCTTGGAGTCGGAGCAGACTATAGCGATCCAAATAAAAAAACATATCAAGAAATGCTAGAAGCAGAAAGATATGCAAGAAGGCTTATAGACACTTTCACTGGACAAAGCTTTTATTTACAAGACTCTTCTTATACCTTGTACGGCAATGGAACAGATACACTGCCTCTGCCAACAAAAATAAATAAAATACATAAAATTTATAGCAATGATATATTGCTTGTAAACAATTTAGCTCAACCCCCAGTAAATAATTGGGGATACTCTGTTCAAATTTCAGAAAGCGGTTTTGGAATTAGAATTAACAGAGCGAACATGCTAGATAATACCGTCTATACAGCAAACGGAATGGTTCCACCATCAATTACTGATACATCAGGAGTGTTTAATAATCACGATACCTATATAGTAGAAGGTAGATTTGGATGGGACGAAGTGCCAAATGAAATTAGTATGGCATGTTTAGAATTAATGAAAGACTACTTTTCTAAGGATAGGGTCTGGCGGAATAAATATATTAAAAATATATCAACATTTGACTGGAAGTTTGAATACGACACAGCAACATTTTCAGGCACTGGCAATAATTATGTAGATCAGATACTGTCAGACTACGTTATAACACAAATGGTAGTGATTTAATATGAGCGAGCTAATAGGTTCGCTAATGCCAATGCAAGCAGATATATATGCACAATCAAGTAAACAGGATCCAAATACTGGATCTATTAAAAAAATGTGGTCATACGTAAGAACAATAGATTGCTCTGCAAAAGGTAACATAACTAGTTCTGGAACTTCTAGGTCAAGCGACAAACAACTATTTTCAAATAAATACGAAAACCAGCAGATTGTAGAAATTAGAAGTATTGGTCAAATTAATTACAGAGAAAAAATTAATAACATAAGGGACTCAGCAGGAAATGTTATTTGGAAAGAGCTAAACTATCCAACAGAAACACCCACTGTTTTTGAAGTTATAAGCTCAACCCCAGTAACCGATCCATTCGGCAATGTGATAGCATATAACTCTATTGCAAAAAGATCTGAGAATCAAGAAATTGGACTCTAGCGTAGCATTACTTCAAACTGCTAGCGGCCTTGAAAGATTAATGGCAGGCTCTAGACCAGGGATACTTAGAGATAGTACGGTTGCACAAATTTCAGCATTCTTATATTATGAAGCAGCAGTGTTATCTAAGCTTACTAAAAATTCAGAATTTCAAAATTTATTTAAAACAACTATATTTAATCAAATAGAAAAAGATTTTGGATCGTATGTAGACTCACAAGCAAGAGTAAAACCAAGATCCTTACATCATGTTTATGAGTGGAACAAGACTGGTAACCCAGCAGCCAGGTTGTTTAAGCTAACTAAACTAGATACCGATGGTATTTCATTTAAAGTAAATTATGATTTTAAGATGTCTAAGTCAACGGTTCCATCTAAAAACAAAAAACAAAAAAGAAGATATGTTTTTGCAAATAAAGCTATGGTTATGGAAACTGGGATGCCTGTAGTAATAAGACCAAAATCAGCAGAGCGATTAGTATTTGAACTAGAAGGACAAACAATATTTATGCCTAAAGGAACTTCCGTATATGTAAAAAGGCCTGGTGGGTCACAAGCAACTAATCAGTTCTCACTATCTTATGGTAGATTTTTTGGCGGTCAGCTAGTAAATTCATCAATCAAAGCTTCTGGTTTTCAAAGAATATTTACTTCCAAACTAGCAAAATCTTTAGAGGTACCACTAAATATTAAAAAGGTGCAATATAGCTTTACTGCTGGTAAAATAAGAACACAGGCAGATTCAGCGCTAAGCTCATCATTTGGAGGCTCACTATGACAGTAGATTATAAGATAGACGCAATGTTTGAGCTCCGTAAATTTTTGTGGCAAGAGCTAAAAGACTCTAAAATATTTAAAGCAAGTGACTACTATTCAGAAGGCTCAGACTCAGAGATTATTCCTATAATACCTGTGCAGCAATCCCCTGAGATGGATCAATTTCTAAATGGTAAAAAGCATATTGTATATGACAAAATAGGAATATCATATGAAGACATTTGGCTTATATGCTGTGAAAAAATTTTATTTACCATATACTCATCCGACATTACCGAGATCTATGAAATCAGGAATCTAATTATTGACCTTTTTAGAAGAATGGACGACTCGGCCAAGGATGCAAATCGAGCTAAAACTACAAGCAAGCTAATATTCCACAGTATTAATGTGGTAGAAACATCACCAATTGATCCATCCATGGAGCTCCAGGGCTACATGTCATCCGACGTAATCCTAGAGGTTAAGTATTCAAGAACTACTGGGCCAAACGGCAGATTTGACTGAGTTGCTTTAAATCCAGTTATCCAGTAAAATTGGTTAAGAGGAAAAGCCTAGCCAGCTTTGATTAGATTTAAAATGTAAGTCAATATATATATATGTTTATTTAACAGGAGGTTTTACAAATGGCAACACAGATTGCAGGTAAT